TATGTTTCCGCGGTCTGAGTGCCTTGACCTGCTAATTCTGGTGAGCCTTCAAAACCTGTTCTACCACCTTCAGCAAAAAATTTAGCTACGCCTTCATCACCTAAAGCTATAAATTTATCAAAACTTAATTTACCACCAGATTTTTTATATTTATCGTAAGCTTGTCTAGCTTCTTTCATAGCTGTCTCTGTACCTGTTATACCACCGCCAGATAATCTAAATCTTTCTGGTAGCGTAAATCTTTGTACAAACTCTTGCATATCACTTTGTTGTGATTCTATGTCTGATGGTACTTTTGGTGTCATAAGTGTATTGGCCATAACGGCTGCCATTTCATTATCACCAGCTGATGTTGTCTTAGGCACGTTTGATCCAAAAGCTGTTTCAAATTCTGATTGCGATAATCTACCTGTTTCTTGAAATTTATCTAACGCTCTTTGTATATTTTGAGATCTTGTTAAATCTTTACCAGACATACCTAGTTGATCAATATCAAGAAAGTCTTGATTGTATACGTCCTGTTTTGGTGGACCAAAAATACTAGCAATAAAAGATGGATTAAAACGAGTGTTTCCACTCATAAGATCTATTTGTTTCTTCAACTGATTAGCTCTAAATGTGTCAGTCACAGGAGCATCGTCACCGCCTCCAATAGGACCGCCGAATGTTTCTGTGGTTGCAGTGCCTTGACCAGTCATTTCAGGAGAGCCTTCAAAACCTGTAGTCGCTGATCCAGATAAAGTGCCGTAAGAGTCATCTCTTGCAGCTAAATCACCTGATCTAAAAGGTTTTCTAGGATTAGGTGATCCACCCTCTGCTAATAATTGTCTTGCTATTTGTGATCTAGTTATTGCCATTTTACTACACTACTTTGTTTTAGGGAACAAATCAAGCGAAGGCATAATTACTTTAACATCCCTTCTAATCTCAGATTCTGGTATGCCTTTAGCCTTCCACTCTTCGTCTGTATTGTATTTTTCGCCTGTTTTCAAGTTAGATATCGTCGTTATGATCTTTTCTGGTTTTATTGTTTGCATTATGATGTTACCTCTCTCGGCTGTATTTCTAGTATTGAAGCTATGACGTGCAGCTCGTTCGCGTCAGAGGCTTGAACTTTTAATATCTCATTCTCTTGAACAACAAGGGGCTGAGTTAAAAGCTCTGTTGTAGTGTTTGAAGATATAGCTTTAGTCTTAAATAAACTAAATATATTACTAGAAGCATCAACCAAAGTTATGGTTATGTTAGCTCCTGATCCTGCATCTTCAGACACTAGAATTGATTTGACTACAGCTGTGGTAGCTGCTGGAACCGTGTACAGAGTTGTAAGATCTGTTGTGGTTAAATCTACTTTTTTATTTATAAAACTATTGGCCATTATTGTAAAAAGAAGTTAAATGCTTCCACCTCATTTTTAAGTTCTTCTTGAAACGTTGTATTTAATTTCTGAATTACGGCATCAAGATCTCTAACCTGTGAGTCAGCTACAGCTTGTCTGTATTCTTTACTAGCTCTTGTTAATACTTGTACTATTTTTGCCATTATCTTCTACCATCCGCTTGCACATCTAATTTAAACGTACCTAACTTCCAAGTTTGACCAGATCCTGTATTTTCTACTTTTAAAGCTATGGCCCTAGCTCTAGCTCTTGTATCTACTTTACCAGTAGAAGAGGTAACAGTAAACGGACCCAGTGCTGAACTAGCTGCTGCATCATTAGAAAAATTTCTTAAATTTAAAGTTACTCTTGCATCCCCAGTCTGAGATAAAAAATCTGGAATAAATCTTCTAATCTTCATAATAAATTCACCATCTCCTCTTAGATCTGGTACTGAAGATGTCGTCCCTCTCAAAGTTCTTTGTGTAATATCAAAATCTCCAGATGTTATAGACGATGTTATAGCTGTAGTCGCAGAATCTTTTACTTGATCAGTTCCTGTTTCGTGTTCATAGTATGTTGTTCTACCTTCTGTATTACCAACAACATCAAAAGAGGTATCAGTATCAGCGTCATATTCTAAAGCGTGAGGTTTACCAAATACTGCAGAGTCTTTCCACATGGTTCTAGCTAATGTGCCCACAGTCCAAACTGGTCTTTGTGGAGATGAATCAAAATAGTTATATGTGACAACTCTATTGATAACTGCTGAGTTAGTGGTTGGATAAAACCAAGATATTTCACCAAACAAATTATTTAAACCTGCAGATATCATTTGATTACCTGACGCTAAATTAATATCATCGTATACGTGATCCTCTACTAAACAAGGTAGTGATTCTAAATTACCAGCGTATTTAAAAAATCCATTTTCAGATAACCAGTACGCTGCACCGTCTACTTCAACAACTGCATTCTGTCCAGCTAATCCACAGTTAGTTCCCGCTTGTTCAAAAGCAAATGTAAATGGTTGACCTACAAAACGCATTAAAAACAAAGATGTGTCTGTATATACATAGATTGCATTTCTACCTCTAATCGCTCCCATGATCCGTGATCCGTCGGCCAGTCTCTGTGTACCAGCGTCATTGGTTGCTGTAGGTGTGTAGGTATTAATATCTTCAATAGCAGAGAATCTAATAAACATATCATCTTGCGTGCTAATATCACCAATCGTTGTTTCTGTTCCAAAGAACACTAAGTGTCTATCTGGTGTAGATACAAGCATGTGTCTTGATGCAGTTGGTGCACCTGAGATAATAGCCGCTCTTGTTTCTGTTGCATTTGACAAAGATGAGTCCCAAGAAAAACACGCGTTGTTATGAATTAAACAAATAGCTTTATCTCCTAAATTATCTAGAGACCACATACCTGGTTCAAGAACTAAGTCACCAGAGGCTGCCTCTCCCCACGCTACATAGTCAGTACTATTTTTAACAGAGGCACCATCACTATGAGATGCAGCCGTTGTATTACGAACACCTCTAGTCACACCGGTTAATGTGTTTGTTGATATACCAGTATAGGATATCTCTTCTGTTCCTATCTGTATAAAATTAGTACCTGTGCTTGGAAACAAACTAGCATCAGTTAATGTAATTGTAGTCGTAGAATCATTTATAGCCCCGTTTAGCGTTGTTGTGACAGCTCCGGCTGCTTCACCACCCCAAGAGCCTAGACCCCACCCAAAACCCTTCTCTTGGACAGCAGAGCCTACAGGAAAGTAATGTCTTACTCTAACACCTCCAGATGTAGTGGCTCCTGAGCCTGTTTCGTTTGAAGGCATTGTTATAGTCAAAGTTGTAGTTGATGGCGTTGTAGTCACCATGAATTTTTTGTCATCAAAATCAGAGGCTGTAAAATCAGAATCTGTAGCCGTAGAGAAGTTATCTAATAATATAATATCTCCAGGATTAATACCGTGACTTGTTGAAAAAGTTAGTGTAACCGCTGCTGATCCATTAGTCGTGCTAAAAGCACTTGTAAGTGTTGTTGTAGATTTAATAGGATGTATGTCATAAAATACACCTCCAGAAAAAGCGTATAAAATTCTGTTAGTCCCTATAATGGCATATTTTCTACCTAGACTATTTACAAAGTGGTGTAAACCTCTACCTGCCCCAGTTAAATGATTTGTCCCTAATTGATTCCAACCACCTATTTTTTCAGGGCTACCATACCTAAAACGAACATTATCACAATCTACCCACTGCCCTTCAGCAGTAGTAGCTGTAATTTGTTTGTTGATTCCAGGTGCAAATCCTATTTTTTGTAGCATGCTGTGTTATCCTATTTAGACGACAGGATTATATAGTATAATTTTTTTGATTTAAAGCCTATTTTTTAGGCGTCTCTGATGCATCGTGGGTCTGTATTTGCTTAGTTTCTTCATCAAATCTTTGATGCCAATCACTAACCATTCTAACCAACATATTTGAAAAGTGTTTTAAACCAGCAGAATCAAATATTATTTTACCCCTTATAAATAGAGACCATCTTTCTTTCCAAGAAAACTCCACGTCACACGATCCGTCTTCTTTTTGTCTAAATATCATTTTAATTGTCCATTGTTTATCATTGAAGGCATTCCATAAAAAGGCCTTTTGTCCCTAACAAAATCTCTGTTTGGTCCATTTTTGTCAACGTAATGTAAGAAGGCCTGAGCTTGCCAGTCTCCTTGAAACTCTTTTCTAGAGTGCGTTATTTCACAGCCCTTGTATACCACAGCTTGTCCTGGTTTTAAATCTATAGGTTTTTTATCCATATAGATAGGCCATTTAGTCCCGCAAGAACCTATACAAACCGTAACGCTATATTCACAGGATGGTCTATCTCTGTGTGCAAATAAATCTGCAAATTTAGTGTACATCCTCCAAAAAGAATAAGTTGGTAATAATTCAAGACCAGTTGTTTTTTCCATAAGACCAACCTTATTCAACATTAAAGACTCCATTAAATAATCCGCGTAAAAATGAGAGTCCATGTTATGGTTTTGATCTTCTTTTTTTAAACCAACAGACAAGCCTAAATTAAATCTATGTTTTAATCTACAGTAATCAGTAAGAAGTTTTGTTTCTTCTGGCGTTAAGAACTTATCTATAAGACAATATTTTTTATTTTTTAAAGAGCCCATCCTACTACTGAATACCTCGTTCCTTTTGTTATTGGTTTTACACCGTGTGGAAATAAAAAATTACTTGGCCACACTATTAATCTATTAGGTCTTACTGGTACTATTAATTCATCCGTGTAATCAGGATTTGCAAAACCCAGCTCCCCACCCTCATAATCATTATTACAAAGAAGTATCATACTCATAGTTCTTGGTTGTGCAGCAAAATGATCTACATGAAAACTATAATGTCCACCTACCTTATACTTTAAAGCTTCTATTGAATTTATTTGTCCAACTCCCAAATCTTTTATATTCGTATCTTTTGCATACGTCCTAATAGATTCAGAAAAAAATCTATTTAATATGTTACACCAGTGTGTTTCTGTTAAACTTTTTCCAAGATTAGTTAATGGTTTGGTTTGAACATTTCTTATATTCTTATCAAGAACACCATGTCCTATCACACCTGATTTAAACTCACAGGTATTGAACCATCTTATCATATTACCTAGGGTTTGAGGTGGAATAATATCATCGTAAACTTTTATATAATTTCTTAACTCCATGATTTTTTACTCCATATTCTATCTTTGTAAGATCTTATAATTTGAAGCTGATGACGAAGATAATCTTTAAATGTTTCTTTTCCAGTTTTAGTTCCAAATTTCATTTTCCAACTATCTCTTTTAAAGGGTATAACTTGTGCAAACGGAGTGCCTCTTTTAATAGTGGTAGTTAAGGTTTCATATTTATAACCATTTATAATAAATGGAAAATTAACTTCTAAATTCCATTTATCTGTATCTACTATGCCGGCAATAATTTCAAACCTATCATCCGGATTGTTTAAAGGTGGCACAAATAAACAAGAATATCCAGGAGGTGTTTTTACGACCCAAGGATTTAATATTTTTAATATGTCAAAACCTTTATTTTTTTCAACAAAATGAGATCCCTCTAATTGAATTTTGTGATGATATTGAGGTTTTTTTCCATTTAAATTCATCATTTTAGCACCCATCATATTCTCCTCATTAAATAAACCGTATCTAAAATTAAAATCTTTTAAATTTTTTCCTGTTTTTTCATCCACCATTACTTTACCTGTTTCAGGATTAATTTTATCTACGTTAAATTCTATATATAAATCTTGAGGCATTTTTAAAACATAACCTGCTGTCAGTGTATCTAAAACAGGCATACAACCTTTAACTGTTATAACCCTAAGATTATGTTCTAATTTTTTGTACCAATCTGGAATATGTGCTTTAACAGGCTCAGGTTTTTCTAGCTCGGTATGAGCGTATTCTTCGTGGCATATAAACTCTATTTGCTTTCTAAACATAGAGGTTAATATACTTATTTGTGATTAAAAGTAAAGTACTATTATTTTGGAACCTGTAGACCAGGGTTTTTAGGTGTGCCACCAGCGTCTTCAACTAATTGTTGTGGTGTCTTATTAGTAGGGTATGTTAAATTTAACGCATCTAAATCAATGTTTTGTAAAGCTTGTTTATAGTCTGTCCAAACTGATCTTTCAGGATGGCTTTCGCTTCTTTCTTTCAACCATAAATCAATAATAGATATATCACCCTCTATCCATTCTTCAATTTGTGCTCTAGTAAAAGTTCCAGGGTGATCATTATCGCTTACAGAATTATCATAAATTACATAAGTGCCATCACTATTATACTTTTCAAAAGTATGTGTTTCTTTAACTATATTTAAATACTCTGCATCTGTAATTTCAATTTTTTTGTAAGTTTCTAAACCATTATCACCCATCATAGCCAATATTTCTGCGTCTCCGCCATCAACTACTTTACATAAAGTTCCTGAATGATTTGGTGTGTCTGGTAAACAAATTGCATATTTTGCCATAATTAACTTCCTGTGTTTTCGTAAATTAAAATTGCTCCGTGCATACCTTTACCAAAGAATCCACCTCTAGGGTTTCCTCTAGTAGAACCTTGACCAAAAAACATTTTATTCTGTTCACCTCTAAGATTATTACCAAGAGTATTAGATGGAAGATTTGCATGTCCTACTGTCAATAAACCCATACTAAAACCTCCGTTATTGATAAAAGGCCCAGATGTGGAGTCAAAATTTCCAGGTGTGTTTGATTGAAGTCCAATCGCAGTATTTAAAGTTCCGTCTGGTCCTGCAGTGCAGTTTCCGATTGATCCAGTGCTAGATGGACCTCCTCCGCCGCCTCCGTTTGCCGTTCCTATGTTTGTTAAATTAGTTGCAGTGCCTGCCGTACCATTTCCGTTTGTACTATTTCCAGCTTCACCGATAGTATAAGGGCCTGAAAAAGGTGGACTGATTGGAGCTGTAAAATATCCAAAACCACCGGGACCACCTTGACCATTGTTAGGTCCTTGTCCACCGCCGCCACCACCTACTAAGTAGGCACCGACGAAGTTAGCATTACTTGATGCAGTGTAAGTTCCAGTTCCTGGACCGTACTCTGCAAAAGAAGGAACCATATTCCCGCCACCTGCAGTCCCAGATGAAGCAGAAAAAACTCTACCTGAAGAGTCAATACTTAAAGACGCTAGTGTGAATGCACCTGTTGTTGGTTTAATTATTTTTGGCATTTAAGTCCTCCATTAATCTACTAATTCAACATACGAAACGTGAAAATCTAAATCATTAGCTGCACCTGCTGTGACAGCTATCAAATCTGTTTCGTCTAAATAAATCGGAGTATCAATAAGGCTTAAAGTTGAGTCTGCTGGAACAGAAACTGTACTTAAAATTTTAAAGTAAGTTGAACCGTTATCGTTACTGATTTCTACAGTAGCATCAACAGCATTTGTCCCATCATCGTTTGCTAAAAGTATAGTGTCGATTCTAACTGCAGTTTCTGCAGGAACATCGATCATAGTTGTTCTGTTAGTATCAGCCAACGTACCCATAGCATTTTTGGGTGTGATTGTTGCTATATTAACTAGATTTGGTGTAGCCATATTTTTCTCCTATTTGTTTTCTACCCGAAAATCATGGAAAAGACAATACCTTTTCCATCAGTTGTTATTTTTTGTGTTGAACTAGTGCCATTAGCATTAGTTAATTTACCAACTCCCGAGCCTTTTGGCACCAAAGTAAGGTCAATATTAGTGTCTCCACCAACTGCTGAAATAGTGGGGCTATTGCCCGTTGCAGCGTTAGTTATGTCAAAATGGTTGACAGCAGAGCCTGTTGTTTGAAATTGTAATTGTTCGTTACCGTTTTCGTCTCTAATTCCATGATCATCATCAAAATCAATCATGAAAGAATTAGTATCTAAATTACCGCCTAATTGTGGAGATGTGTCATCTACGACATCGCCTCCAAATTCAACAGCAACAATATTAGGATTAGTGCCATCATCTGCTTTTGCATATGCTAAAATACTTTTACCATTTGAAATAGTTGCACTAGTTCCTGATCCTGTAACATATTTAAATACTACGTTTTGAGAACCAGAAGTTCCATTTTTTAAAAGATAAAGTTGTTGTACATCTAAAGGTATTGTTACGTTTCTAGATGCAGTTAAAGATCCTGTAAATTCTATAACTCTGTGTGCAAGAGTTGCACCAGTTGAACCATCAGAAACTGATAGAGTTGTATCTCCAGAATCTGATACAGCTTGTGAAGTTGTTCCACCAGCTAATTGTTCGATAATTTCTAAATTAGTATTAGTCTTCGTACCCCAAGTACCGGCGTTTTCACCTGTTGCTTGTTTTTCTATACCCAGAGGGGTAAATGTTGATGCCATATTTTTCTCCTATGCTACGTCACTATAACTTGTATTCGAACCTGTTGCAACATCAGAATAAGTTTTATTCGACCCAGTGGAAACATTACCATGAGAGGCATTCGATCCTGTGCTTGGAGTAGAATAACTACTATTCGATCCAGTTGACGGTGTACTATAAGTATTATTTGAGCCGGTGTCAACATTTCCGTAAATAGGAATTGTTGTTATATTTCCTAGTCTTAAAGTGCCAGAGAGACCCTCTAAACCTATTATTATATCAGCAGGAGTTATTGATCCCACAGCAGAGGATATAGACTGTCCCGATACTCCCATAACATCTGCAGGCGATATTGATCCTACAGACATTGTAGAAGATATACCTGTAGGTATAACTATAGGATTAGACGTTACTACGGCAGACCCTAGAGAAGATGAAATAGATTGAGATTCTAAACCTACAACCTGATCTGGTATTGTAGCAAAAGATCCAACAGATGACGTTATTGATTGTCCTGATATTCCTATTACATCAGCAGCTACTAAAGAACCAACACTTAATGTAGATTCTTGACCAGTTAATCCCATTACATCTGCAGGAGTTATAGAACCAACGCTAGGTGTAGCCTCTTGACCAGTTAATCCCATTACATCTGCAGGACTTATTGATCCAACATTAAAGCTAGAACTTACACCTGTAAGAGTCACTAGGCTGTTTACAGATGAACCAAAAGGCTCTTCTCCCCATCCATTTCTACCCCAACCAACTAAAGTTCCAACACTTGTTATCTCACCTAAAGTTGATGTTATCTCACCAGGTGAAGATATACCAATTACATCCGCTGGAGAAATTTCTCCAAGTGATGAAGTTATAGATTGACCTGTTAATTCTACTTGTTGAATATCGCCTGCATCAACAGTGCCTAAAGATGAAGACATTGATACTCCACCAACTTCTACAGTAAATGCAACACCCCATCCTGAGTTATTCCATGCTTGTCTACCCCAACCAGCAAAGTTAAATCCATCAGCGTTTCCAAGTGAAGAAGTGATAGAGAATCCTGTTGGAGTAACTATAGTTTCTGCATCAGCTGTTGCACTTCCTTGTAGTGCATCCATTTGTTGAGGCATTGAAACTTCAACAGTCGTAGTATCAAAAGCGTCTACAGATCCAACAGAAGATGACATGGATATTCCATCAAGTTCCTGAGCGTATTGAACACCCCATCCTGAATTATTCCATGCTTGTCTACCCCAACCCGATATATTAAATCCGTCTGCTGTTCCTAAAGAAGATGTAATTTCTAGACCAGTTACGTTAACAGCTGGATCATTACTCTCACCCCACGGTTCAAGACTCCATCCATCTCTTCCCCAACCTTGAGAATTAAATCCTGTTATTTCTCCAACAGAAGCAGAGAAAGAAATACCTGATAAAGTTACTGTAAAAGTTCCACTCCAACCGTCTTCACCCCAACCATCTGATCCCCATCCAGCTTCGTTAAAAGCGTCTACAGAACCAATTGATGATGTTATAGATATACCTGTTAAAGAAACAGCTACTACTTCAGATTGCCATGTATTGGCTCCCCAAGTGTTATTGCCCCAGGTTGATGCCATAAGGAAGGCCTCCTTATGCTAGTCTTATGATCGCGTTAGAAGCGTCTGCTGTAGGAAATTGAATAGTGAAAGTTC